TGACGTCTTATATCAATTCATTTCTCCCAAAGAAGTCACTTCTTTATTAGAAGATAAAGTCATTGAAATTGCACCTCTGGGGTATATGCGTGGACGTACTTTCAAAAACGCATGGATCGTAGCAGATGAGATGCAGAACTCCACTGTTTCTCAGATGAAGATGTTACTCACACGTTTAGGCGAAAATAGTCGTCTCGTTATCACAGGGGATTTAGATCAACACGATCGACCAAACGAACTCAACGGATTAGAGGATTTCTTGGATAAATTCCGCGGGAAAAGATCGTCGAGTATCGGAAGCTTTGAATTCGATCGTAGCGATATTCAGCGCGAAGATGTCGTCAAGGAAATCTTGGACATTTATGGCGGTGAGGTCCCGCTCGATTATTTATCGCCAGACGATCAGAATAATGAACTCGATTTACATGACATATAATAAATAACTTTTTTCTACGTAGAATATAAATGTCTTGGAAAATATTAAAACCAGTTAATAAATGGGTAAATAAAAACCTCGATTTTAGTGATTTATTAAAGAGTCGAATAGTTCTTTATTTTTTCGTATTTATATCGATTGTCAATTTGTATACACTCGCTACAAACGGAAACGGATTATACGCCGCGATATTTATTTTAACATCGTTCTTAACAACGTTTTTTAGCAAAAATATGATTGTGATATTATGTATTGGTTTAGTGGTTTCTAATATTTTGAGGCAAGGAATTGAAATACGCGTTATTCACGACGGCACGTCGATGAAAGAAGGGATGTCTACAGAAGAAGGAGCGAAAACAAAGGAAAATATGAAAGAGGGGATCGCCGAAATAGACGAATCCGATGATACAATACTTAGCGACGAAGACGATTTTGGAAAAGAAAAATCTGATAAAAAAAAGATCGAAAAAAAAGTTAGTTTCGAAGAAGAACCCGAAGCTGCTACCGAAAACACTCTGGACAATTCTAAATTAGAGTACAAGAAATTGCTCGAATTGCAGAACAAATTGATAGACGGAGTTACGTCAATGACTCCCTTACTGAAAGAAGCTAAGGAAACATTTCAAAGAATAAAGGATATGAATTGATTCTAAAAATATTAGATACTATATATAGATAGTATCCAATATGAAATATAATTTTACCAAAAAATTACAAATAGCTATTCTCGGAATTTTATTAATAACAGGAATAACATATTATGTCGGTATAAAAATAAGAGATTACCAAGAAGAAAAACACAGGATAAAAGAGGCGCTAACTTTAGACGATATAGGAGAAAAATTAGATCCTAACAAAAATGGAGTTGGCGCGTGGTTTAATAAAATAGGAAGTCAAATCACCGATTTTTTCAACTCTGTACAGGATTTTTTCAATGGTCTAACCAATTTGTTCGAAGGTATAGATTATCACTTTAAATGTGGTAACAAAACCGCAAACGTTGGATATAAGCGAGGATTAAAGGTTCTCGAAATACATTTTAATTGCGCCATGAGTAAAACGAAGGTGTTCTTTGACGGATCTTGTACGTTTTATTATCTGGTGGATATGTATTTTGGTATACTTCGTTTATTACTTATCACAATACCTTTATTTTTACTAAAAAATATATTCGGCGTAGATCTACAATTCGTAGTGGATTTAATAAAAGATATTATTATAACTCCATTGGACGCTATAACAACAAGCACTATGGGGATAAGCATCACTCATTGGTCAGACGATGTTCAAAAAAAATGCTATTTGTGTCCGGGTGATTTTGAAGACGGATCCGGTCTTCAGTATAAGACGTTTAGTAAGTGGAGTGAATATTACAAATGTACCACGGCTCTTATTAACAGAGGGTCGGATATTATGGTGAACTCATTATTTAATACGAAACACACTACTAATTGGTTCAAAAACCGTGAAGTACACGGCTGGGGAGACTGGGACTTCAAGAACTAATAAAATTGAATATTATATTGTATATGTATCCATAACATATACGATGCCGCCAAATAAATCACCGTTAAGATATCCAGGCGGAAAAACAAGAGCCTGCGGTAAACTTACAGAGATCTTGGAACAACAATTTGACATGACCCAATATACGACGATTGCGTCTCCGTTCTTCGGCGGCGGTTCGTTCGAATTTCATTTACAAGGACGTTTCAAAAAACATCTTCTCGTGAACGATAAGTTTTCGCCATTATATAGATTCTGGAAGCAAGTAAAAGATGATAAAGTCGCGCTATGTGGAGCCATACGTGGTATTCTTGGAAAAGGGGTGACAAAAGACGACTTTACAAAATTCCGCGAAACTATTATGTCCGCGGAGCTTTCACAACTAGACGCGGCGACGTTGTATTTTGTCATTAACCGGTGTTCATTTAGTGGTGCAACATTGTCCGGTGGGTTTTCCGAAGAAGCCAGTAAAAAAAGATTTACTGAATCCTCAGTAAAACGCATTTCTGAACTTGACCTCGCCGGCGTTGCTGTCGTGAATAAAGATTTCGTGGATTTTCTGGATATCGTTCACGCCGACGCGTTTATATTTCTCGATCCGCCCTATTATTTAGAAACTTCGAATCTGTATGGGAATAATGGAGATATGCATGAATCATTCGATCACCGGGCGTTGTTTAGCGTGATCTCAGAAAAAAAGAACTGGATGATGACGTATAATAATTGTCCGTATATAAGGGATTTGTACAAAGATTATATGATTATTGAGACGTCTTGGAGTTATGGAATGAACGCGAGTAAAGAATCATCGGAAATTGTTATATTATGCAAGAAAAATATATAGTTTATTTATATAATGAGTTCGAAAAGTTCTAGTTATAGCCCCAGCAGTGAATCTAGCGCGTCTAGCGGTCGATCTGGTAGCAGATCGTCGGGAAAAAGAACGCGTAAAACGGGAACGAGAAAACGAGCCGCCGCTAGAGCGCCCGTGCTTCCAAGCACAGAATTTGGAGCTATAAAGCGCGCTAAAATGGATATTCAAAAACATATTTTAAATACAAATCCGGCGAAATCGGGCGCTTTGCGTGAAGCCGCATTGGCTTCTATCAGAAACGCACATGACTGTACTGGAAGAGGCGGAAGACATAATTGGCGAAACGAAGTGCTCATCGCGTCGAATCAACAATTTAGCGGAGAATTTTTCAGAGATTCTGGTGCGACCAATTTCAACTGGTATGTTCTTACCGAAACACCACAATGGGGAATAGATATTATGCCCGATTGGGCGCGCAATGGTAAGTCTGAACCAAACCGCGGTGCATTAATAGAAGGAAAAAGCTATACTATGGCTCCGAAAAGCCAAGCAAGATAATTCTGATACAATGAAAAATGGCAAGGGATTAGAATTCCCCGAAGGGCAGGGGTACCCCCTAGTTACACTAAAATAAGATTATGCGGAAGTTTTTCCACATAATCTAGACTATATGGACTTGCAGATAAATCGTTAATATGTTTAGGCTGACATGCCATAGTAACCGATATACTACAAAACCCTTTTTTATTATTTCTTCCGTGAATCTTGGTCCGTATACGCATTTGTTGATCACACTCAAACAATGGAACGCCGAATTCACATACGTCTTCTCCCAAATGATACAATCCCTTACCGTGGACTTGGATATATTTGCAGCCTTTTTCTTGATAGAGTCGCGCAATTGTGTCCGGAGGGCAATCAAAATACGTGTCCTCAAAATCCGTAGTCTCGGATTTTATTTTTAGCCATTGTTCGTGAGTTACGGGACCTTTTAGGAATGGCGGAAGCTTACCATTAAATAGAACTCGGGCTTTCAATAAACCGTCAAATATAATCTTGGACGCCCCAGGGATTTTTGTTTTAATGCCTCCAGACCAAGATCCGGTAGTCTCGTTATATTTTAGACTGCATTGCATCCAATCTGGCGTTTTCTTTTTTATTTCGATAGGAACGTCGCGTTCCGAAATCCAATTACATACGATATCGTTTTCTGCACTCGATCCCCCGAGTTCTTCTGGTGCTTGCGTATTAAATGATTTTCCTGTGGTTTTTGAAATGCACCTTTTTGCGATTTCATACACCACTAGTTCATATTTTTTACCTTCTATGGAGCATCCTGCGCCGCGTTTTTCCATGATTATTATTGGTTTTGTGATGCGCATTCGCAAAGTAACGTAACTTTCAATTTTCCCCGCTAATTTCTCAGCTTATTAAAAAGGACATGGGAAAGAAATGCATACCTGGGGTTATTTGTATTGAAAATATGACGTTGTTTTTGCTATTCGTAGTAGTAATAGTTTTGGCGTATTTATATTATGCTTATTTTGCGAAAGTTATGAATTCGCATTATGGAGGGGCATTATATGCTCAACAATATCAATCAACCATCCCTTCTGTCGTTATACAACAAGCACCCGTCGCGGTTCCCCATTTAGCTCCCGTTTCAACAAGAATACAAGATCCGTTAATGGATCCTTATGTCCCCCCGGTAAAAATGGACCCTACTTATGTCGCTGCCGGTCTTCCTATTAACGTCCCCACGCGCGGATTTCCTTCTGCGTATTCGCAGATTGGCATTTTAACACGAAACGGGCGTGGGGATTTGATTTTACCTTTGATGGGACGTAGATCGATCAACGGCGGCAACAAAAAACAATATTATACCATGTCAAATTCCGGAAATTTCAGTGCAAAATTACCCGTAAGCGTGAATGGAAAAAGCTGTACGTCCGAATATGGATGCGAAGAAATTAGCAACGGCGATATTATTTATGTGGAAGGATATAGCGATACATTCCGCGCCACGGTTTACGAAAACGGGTTGTTTTCTTATATTCCGTTTCTCTGAACTATATATAAATGGCATTATTTGACGGAATGAAAGACATGATAAATGCTATCATTCAACAGAGTAATACGAAGCCGCCAATATACGGAGGTGAGATAATTGATGATATAAAGAATAAAATTGCGAGCTTGTTGGAATCCGAAACATTCAATAAACAAAAATTAAGCGATGATTTAACGGAGATTCTTAGACCCGCTGCCATGCAAATGATAAATGGTTCCGAATCTGGACTAGTTGACTCAGTGAAAGAGAAGGTCGACGAAATTATAAAGTCAAACATATTAATAACACAAATAAAAACTCGAATAAACGAGTTATTAGATAAGGGTTTAGGAAATGATGAAATTGTAAACGCGGTCAAAGATAAAATACGAGAATTAATTGTCGGGAATAGTATTCTAGATGAACTCCAAAGAAAGATACAAGATTTATTAAACGGAGAGGCTGTTTTAAATACTGTAAAGATCAAAATAAATGATTTGTTAAAGGAAGAACCAATGCCAGGAGGACCGCCCAGAGGAGGACCTGGAAGAGGACCACCAAGAAGACCACCAGGAGGACCACCAGGAGGACCACCAAGAGGACCACCAGGAGGACCACCAGGAGGACCACCAAGAGGACCACCAAGAGGACCACCAAGAGGACCACCAAGAGGACCACCAAGAGGACCACCAGGACTACCTCTACCAGGAACATCTAGTAACGAATTACCGAAGGTATCTTTAGCGGAACCAGATTCTATGATTACACGCGTCGATACGGCAGTCGATATCAACGACCTTTCGGAAAAACGGAACCCAGTTATTACACACGTCGAAGTAATAAACCTTGGACCGGCAACAACAAATACAAAAACAATAAAGAACGCTAATCAACCGTAGTTAAAAAATATACACATATATAAAATGCCATTTGATTTGAAACAAACAACAGACACAAAACAAAGCATATTATTCGATTATCCGCAAATGACAGTAAGTAGCATAGCATTGAACGACGGAGAATTTCTCCAAGGTAATTATACGGGAGGAGGATCGACTCCAAATATTGTATATACGCAATCTAATGTCAAATCAAATTTCAAATCAACGCAACTTCGTATTTATGGGGTGCTATTCCCAAAATTAGTAGACAGTATAAAACACACAGGGACTCTAGTTATCAAAAACGTCCCAACTACAAACAGTCCTCCTAATGTTTATATGTGTTTTTTATTGAACACCGTTTCAGTAACAGTTCCTTCAGATATTGATAAGATTATGGCGTCGGACGGAAACGCAAACTCGTCGCTTTATTTGAATAACGTTATCAAACCGGCAACTGGAACGAATCAATATATATCTTACGCCGGGAAGGACAAAAATTCAAATGAGATCACAATAATTATTTATACATCGCCCATTCCCACAGTTACTCAACCCTTTTCGGCTACTACGTCAGATTGGATCAATCTTATAGAACCTGCGAATTACTCTATTGTAGACAGTGCTGAAGCGGCTGGTGGAGAATGGATGGAATGTGATTACGCAGCCATGGACTCGGATGAGGTTGTAACTACTTACAATATTCCCATTCAGAGCAGTTTGATTAAAGATTCAAACGTATTAGATTCGTTTCGTACTCTTATTATGTTCATGGTATTTTTGATGTTGTGTATATTTTCTTATTTGATTATACCATCGGTTTATTTGGCGGTGATGACGAAATTGATAGCTGCGGTAGGCGGAAATAACATTTCGACTGGAGAAAAAAAGGTATGGATTTTGTATCTTGATATTGCTATATCTACCGTTTTTGGATTGACCGGGTTGATATTGTTGTGCATAGGAGCCTTTGGCAACAGCGATCCTTCTCTTCCTGATTATATACCGAACACCAGTGATATTCTATTGGCTGGATTCTGTATTTCTATTATTTTCGTTATTTCGTATATTGTCGTTCAGTCCAAGAAAATGACGGGGAAATTCATCGAGGGCGTGAAATATGATTTGATATAACTCAGGGAACCTACGGTTCCCCGAACCCCTCCCTTTTTCTTTTCTGGATTTTAATTTTGTCAATTTTACTAGGGGGAACCGCCGGTTCCCCCTTACCCCCTCCCCTTCCTTTGAAGGATTCCAATTTATTACCTTTTTTCATGATAAGATTTCTTGATGAAAAACTGTTATAAATTTCCTGGGTTCCCGGTGGATAATGCCAACTTTTACTGAGTTAATCGCATATGCTATTTATTTTTATCGTCAAATTTGATAATAAAAATAAGGGAGGGGTTCGGGGAACCGTAGGTTCCCTGAGTTAGATGAACGAAGCTCCCTTCAAATTATCAGAAACGGGTTTGAACGACGACTCGACAAACGAAGCAGGGGGGCTTTTTCCAATAGGCGCCAAGTTATCAATCACTTGAACTTCAAGCGCTTGATGTTGGGGAGGGTTCATTTCCTTCATTTGGGCGTCACGCTCAGATTCATTGGGCGTATGTTGAATATAAGCGGTTTTTCCGGTTGTCGACGGCATGCCCTTGGACAATTGTTGCACTTTCATGATCTGGCTATTGCCGCCCAACAAAGATGATCCGCTTCTACGCAAAAGTTCGTATCCAACAAAGATATACAAAATCGCTAAAATAGGATGGCTATAAATAAATAAATATACCGTCACTGCAAAAATAACAACCACG